GTATCCTGCTGGCCGTCAGGTACTTATGGCGTTCTAATCGCCGTGCACCAACCCCCTTCGGGGGGTATTGGTGTTGTTCTTCGGTCTTTAAATACGACTCGATATATTAAGTTTATCGCTTAATTCAGTATTCACCTCTAAAACCTCAAACTATGGAGACATACATCATAGTAGACGGTGTTGTTACTATCCTCGAATGGGTAGTAAACACCAACGCATAACAATATGCGTGATAAGCATAGCTCTATAACTAGGGCTATGTTTACTTTAAATCCTATATACCATAGTTAACACAGGATATAGGCTCACTGTAAGCTATAAGTGAGATGCCATTCAATAGGGTAATTAGCAAGCCTATTATATACTCTCATCCAAGCAGGTACTATAGTTCTTTCCGCTACAGAGTCCCATTAGGGTAACTCATTAGAATATGGCAAAGATGTCAAGGGTTGCAACCTTGTGAGAGTACGTAAAGCGCTCCACCATGAGCTAAAAAGTGTATGTCTTATAGCCTGAGAAACTATTTGATGAAACAAAACCAGGGGAATAAGACTGAAGCAGTAGCAATACTGTTTGAATGAACAACCTGGAACATTGGTGATACCGTTATGCTTAACGGCCTGTACCTAATAGTTAATTGTGCTAGCTGCAAAGTTATAGACAAGACTATTAAAGCTGTATTCCTTACCTCAATTCGGACAATGCAGGTTACAATGGGTGTGTAGGTTAATCACACCCTTTTTTTACTTTTAAAACTAACAACATGAGAACAGATAAAATTGGTAGTGATTTCAATTACAGAGCTTATCGTTTCAATAACTGCTTAGCATATGAGCAGTACGATGGTGAGAAGAGAATGCACACATACATAGTATTTACTGATATATCTTATAGACGTTTCAAAGCAAGCAAAGGTTCATGGAAAAATGAACTAGAGCCTGTACGTAAAAGAAAATATGATAAGATACTATTCATGACTAATAAACAACTAATGGATATGACTCATCCACTAGCTGATTATCATTTCATGAAAGATGTACGTGCTTTAGTATTCGATGCTAAATTAGGAACAAGATACGAAGCTACTAGACGATATAGTACTAGTACAGGTTCTTATTTCTGGTGTCTATCCTCTGATACTACTGAAATCAAAAGTTATCCCAAGAAAAGGGTACGTCGAAGCTGAGATGACGGTTAAAGCTTCATTTTATTTACCTCTAATACAACACATTATGACTAAAGCTGAAGCATTAGCATTGTTAGAATACAATGCACAACCTACTGAATACATATCAAGTGAAGAGTTTGACCGTGCATTCCGTGAAGCAATAGAAAGTAAATCAGATGCTGATTACTTTACTAAATCTTCATTATATAACTCTGAGATAAGATCTTTTGTCTATAACAAAATGCGTTACACATGCATCTGTATCATGAGACAAGATTGGACAGGTGATTGGTATGATGACAGCACTGTCTACTTCAAACAGAGACAAATGACACACGAAGAGATGATATCTCTTATGAGTTATATTCCTGGCTTACAAGACTTTGATGTCGAGTAAGCCAGTATTTTATTTACCTCTAATACAATACAACATGACATTCAACGATCTAATATTCAGTGTAGAAGAAGACGAAGAACAAGCTGAACTTAACTGGGTTCAGTTAGGTGAAACTGCCTTCCATATATTCCCTAACCATTATGGCGTATCAGTAGTACGTGGTCATGGTACTAAGGGAGTAGAAAAAGGACTATATGAATTGGCTGTTATACACATGGGACCTGATGATGAATGGTCTGAGATAGTATATGACACACCAATTACTAACGATGTAATAGGCTATTTAACACCTGATGATATCACTAGTATCATGCAACAGGTAAGTGAATTACCTCCACGAAATTTATAAGCTTACCCAAAGGGTACAGGTAAGCTTCTGCTGCAGCAGTCGCGTCGCAATGCGGGCCCTAGTTTAGATTAGTGAACTAAAGTATCCGTGGTAGTAGCAGTGCTAATCCACTCCATAAGCTACAAACTCCTGGGTATGAGTATAAACTGCCTATTTTTTAACCTTTAAAACTAAACACAATGAATACAATCAGATTAATCGGAAGACTAGCAGTAACTATGCTAGTAGTAATTTTATTCGAAGGCTTAATGACATTAGGATTAGCCTTTAAACCAGAGACTTACAGTAGCCCACTTGCATGGATAGTACAAGTACTAATAGTATGTGGTGTAGTATGGTTTGCTGCTGAATGGCATAACGAAGAAACAAATAAGCAATCATGATAGTAGTACACATCATCATCATGACTGCAATCGTTGCATTCACTATTTATTTATTTATTACTCAATAACTTATGAAGAAGACAGCATTATTTCTTATGATTTTTATGATACTAGTCACCTTTACAATGGTGGTGATATCATTATCTAACACATTACTCAACCCTGCACTGTCCTGGTTCTTGACTGTAATGTATTTCGTAGCCACACTAGGCTCTATTCTTGTATATCAGGGTGAGAAATAGTCTCTCACCTTGATTATGCTATAATTCGTACTAAATCTACACACAATGAAATACCTTAAAACATTAAATCCACCAACAAAAGCACTAGTTGCTTTATTATTGCCTGCTGTATACTTGACTGTACTCAACAAGGCATTATTACTAGCCTTATATATCTCATTCGGCATGACTACTAAAGAGTATAACAACTCTTACTTAGTGCTGGCCTTGAATATATTGGCTGGCCTGTTCTTCCTTTATGAGACACTACTGTTCTTATATAGTAATAAGCGAACACCAAGAGAATATTAATTACCTAGTTATAGTAGGATAGCTCTTACTATAACTACACGTTTTAGAGGTAAGCCCTGCTTGGCTAACGCTGAGTGGGGCTTTATTTTTATCCATCGTTTTTTCATTTAATAATCCAACATCAAAGCGCATCGTCACAAAAACTTTGATAGGAAACCATTACAGCATGTTCGGACTGTAATGTATAGGCTTTATAAGCCTGATCTAGAACACAATCTATTATTTATTTATCTATTAAAAACAATTATCATGAACAAAATCGTTTTAGAATCTGCAAAAGGAGTAAAAGGTAACAAAGTACAACTTACTTTCTCACAAATTGTCAACACTGGCAAATCATCAAATAACATTCTTGGTCTATTAAATGCATCTGATGATCGCTTTAATCAGTCTAAGCCTCGTTTTGCATGGTTATCTGGTGAGAAAGCAGATATCACTGCGCAATTTGGCATCGATGTAACTAATCTTGCTGAAGGTGAAGAGCTTATCATTAACCAAGAAGATCCACGTCTTGCTGGTGCACCTGATATGCCATTGAACATTCAGATTGTAGAGACTACAAAAGGTACAGAGTATGATGTAGCTAACTTTGGGACACGTGCTAAGCGTGCTGGCAAAGATGGTGACTTCCTTCTTCACAACGGTTTGTATATCTATAGCCGCTCACTTGTAGTAACAGGTGAAGCAAAGCATGTTATTCTTGAAGGCACTACTCGTTTAGACGTAGCTCAAGCTGCTGATGCGATTGCATCTGCATTGAACTAATCTAAGGTTTAGTTTGTAAACAGGGGAGTATAGTTTCTATGCTCCCTTTTTTCTATTCTTAAAATACACGCCATGGCTACTAAAAAAACAACTATCAAAAGGGTTCGAATGGATGAACTTGGTCTATACTTAAATACAATAGAACTGGACCATAAACCACGAACAAATAAAGAGCGAGCGGAGTTGGTATCTAAATACTTTAATGTAAAGTGTTTAGAAGAGGATGTAGATAATTATGAGAGACTTTCAAAAGAATACGATTACATAGTACATGAAGATTACGAGCTTGAATCTAGACGTCAAGAGTATTTTTCACACCTAGGGTTTATATTTATATAAACAGTAGGATAGTCAAGGTGTATTGGTTTACATCTTGACTGCACGTTTCGGTTCATCACCGAATAGTATGTCCAATATGATGAGAAGTAGGCTGATTACCTACATGGGACTTCTGATAGGGAAACGCTCTATTCGGTCTGACTAGCCGCGGGGAATATCAAAGAGATGCAAAGAACAACGTGCTCTCACAGTCAATATAGTCAGGTGGCGGAATGGTAGACGCTAATGGTCAAGTATGTGAATCTAACCGCATACTGTTACAGGTTCGAATCCTGTCCTGACTACTAGACAGCCTGGAAAGACAGGCATCTTTTATTAATCCTTTAAAACTTAAATTATGAATGAACAAAAATTAATGGCAGGTATGTATGTAAGAATACCTAAAAGTGTTACTGACCACTCGCAGTTTGTAAGCAGAAAGAAAGAGTATTTAGTACTTGATGTAGAAAGACTAGCTAAGAATACATACTTTCATATTGTCGAAGATAAAGGTAATATTGTACTATGCATTTTAGAAAACTGCTCTTTTCTTAATGGTGGTAGCTGGGAAATTATAGAATCTAAGAGAACTTTAATAAACATAGATAAAGTAGTTTCTAGCAAAGGATATCAAGCAGCATTATATTTCTTAGCAGGTATTGGTTTTGGTTATTTAATATTTGCTGCATTATCATGAAACCTACTTTAATAGAAAAAGTCAGTAGAAAGACTTTTAAAATTAGAGAATCAGGTAGATCTAGCGATTATATAAGCCCCTCATTTGGTTTTGGCTGCTTACTAGAATGTGGCTACTGCTACATGAAGCGTCATAAACCAAAGGGGCTTAGTGTTGCTAAGAATACAGGTGATATACTAACAGAGATTAATAATCATGCATTCTTTTATGCTGATGTTCCTAAACCTAATCAAACAGATGAACATTTTATTACTTACGATATTGCATGCAATGAGGACTTTGCGCTCCATGCCAAGTATCATGATTGGGAAAGAATATTTGAATTCTTTCGCACGCATCCTATTGCAAAAGCTACACTTGCGACTAAAATAATACCTATTGACTTTCTAAAATACAATCCTGAAGGTAAAGTAAGAATTAGGTTTAGTCTAATGCCACAAAAGATATCAAGTATATTGGAGCCTAATACTAGTTTAATCATCGATAGAATCAAAGCTATTGATGCATTTATAGATGCAGGCTACGATGTGCATGTTAACTTTAGTCCTGTAGTAGTATATCCTGGTTATTTAAAAGATTACGAAGAATTGTTTGAGATGTTAGAAAACTACGTGGATTATAAAGAGCAAGTAAAAGCTGAAGTAATCTTCTTAACTCACAATAAATCTAAGCATATTTACAATCTGATAAATAATGTACCAGGTGAAGATTTATTATGGACTTTTGACAACCAAGAGACTAAAAATTCACAGTACGGCGGAGAGAATATTAGATATCAACTAGGCTTAAAAGCTAAATATATCCAAGACTTCAAAACTTTACATGATTTTATAATCCCTTGGAATACAATTCGTTACATTTTTTAAACTATCTTTATGCAGAAATTTAAACTAATCTTTGTGGGAATAACAATAGGTATATTAATAAGCATCTTTATAGACAAAGCTACTTATAAGCCTGTTGTAGAAGAATACCACATTACTCTAACACAGGATTGGGAAAAGACCTGTAACGCTCGTGAAAAAGCATATTATGAACACTTAATTAGAACTAGGCCATGATCAAAGAATTAGAATTCTGGCTTAAATACATTATAGTTATTGTGCTGATTGTGTACATACTTAAACGACTATCATGTTATGAATTTCTTTATTAACTAAACACAATACAATGAAAACAGCAGTAGAATGGTTGGTAGAAAAATTTATGACTGAGAACACCACAAAGGAAGGTTGGCATGAAATCTTTGAACAAGCCAAAGAAATGGAGAAGGAGCAGAAGATTAAGTTTGCGGAAAATTGTTTAGACAAAGCATTAGACTTAGATATTAGAACTGCATTTTCTAATGTAGAAAAATACTACAACGAAACCTTTAAACAACAAGAACAATAAACCCCTAAATTTTTAAATATGACAAAGTACAAAGTAGTGCAAGTAGATGAGAATGTATTTGCTGTTAAAAAACGTGTATTATTCTTTTTTTGGTCTTATGTAACAGTTTCTAACTATCCTCGAATAGTATGGACTTCTAACTCTTACAGAGGCGCAAAAGCATACCACACTTTATTGGTTAATAAAGTGAAAAACACAAAGAAAACTAAGTAGTCAAATACCTTGACTGTTGCATAATTATTGTAAATTATTTATATTTACAGTTAGCTTTTTGTTTTCTAGTAAAATAGTAATTTACTGATTATCAACCTAATAAGTTCCTACTTATGATTTATTTAGTTACTAACCAGCAGAGTATGTTTACCTCTGCTGGTTATTCTTTGGCGACCGTCGAAGACTCAATAAAATACCTCAAAACACTAGACATTATCGGTTTCGATACCGAGACTATGGGCTTAGACCCTTACACTAAACCTTTGCTGTCTATGCAGCTAGGTGATGAACAAAAGCAGTATGTAGTAGACTGCATGACTGTAGACCCCAAAGTGTACAAAGATTTGCTTGAGAGCAAGGTTTTGATCATGCACAATGCAAAGTTTGACTTGAGATATCTATTTCACCATGGAATCGTGCCTACTAAAATCTTTGATACTTTTCTTATCGAGAGAATCTTGACTACTGGCATAGATACTGTTAGAAGATCACTTGATGCAGTAGTGTATAGATATTGCAAAATAGAACTTGATAAGACTGTACGTGGTCATATTCATCGTGAAGGCTTGTCTACAAGAGTTATTAAATATGCAGCTGACGACGTTAAGTATCTTCACCAGGTGATGAGAAAACAACAAGTAGCATTGCAAGAGAATAACTTAACACGTGCTGCTAGTCTTGACAACGAGTTTGTTGTAGTATTAGCATATATCGAGTATTGTGGTTTCTATATGAATCCACAAGACTGGGCTAAAAAATGCGAAGAAGACAAAAAAGATCTTGAAGCTGTTAAGAAGAAATTAGATGATTTTATACTGACTAACCCTGAACAATATGCTGATTATATAGACAATCAGCTAGATTTATTTGCTCCAGGTGTGTCTACTAAAATCAATTGGTCATCTTCTAAACAAGTAATAAGCTTCATGCAGTCTCTAGGCGTTGAAACACTTACTAAAGACAAAGAAACAGGCTTGTTTAAACACTCTGTTGATAAGAAAGTCTTGGGTCCTCAGAAAAAGAAACACCCTATTATTCCTACGTACATAGAGTACACTGAGCATCAAAAAGTTGTGAGTACTTACGGCGACAATTGGTTTAGTTACATTAACCCTGTCACCAAGAGAATACACAGTAACTTTACTCAGATTATGAATACGGGCAGGTTGTCCAGTGGTCAAAAAGCTAACAAAAAAACTAACATACCACAGGCACCTAACATGCAAAACATACCGAGTGATTCAAGAACTCGTAGTTGCTTCCAATCTCAAGAAGGTAATGTACTAATAGTAAGTGACTATAGTGGTCAAGAGCAGATTGTACTTGCCAACAAAAGTTTGGACAATGACTTGTTGTATTTCTATTCACAAGGCCTTGGTGATATGCATAGTTTCGTAGCATCAAAGATCTTTCCTGAGTTATCAGGATTGTCTTTGGATGAGATTAAAAACAATCACAAAGACAAGAGACAGATTGCTAAAGGTGCAGGCTTTGCTATTAACTATGGCGGCACAGGGATTACTATATCTCAAAACTTAAACATCTCTATGGAAGAGGGCGAGAAAGTATATCAAGAATACTTTAAAGCATTTCCTGGCTTAGCTAACTATTTTAAGCAAGAGAAGCAACGAGCGTTAAGTCTTGGTTACATAGAATTTAATCCTATTAGTCGTCGTAAATGTTTTATTCCTTTCTGGGAAGATTACAAGAGACTACATGATGAAATCTATAAGACTACAGGATTCTGGGATGACTACAAGTATCACAAACAAGAAGAAACTGAAGAATTTCGACAGTTCTACAAACCTAAAGTGCGTGAGTATTTCATGAAGAAAGGCGATATTGAACGCATGTCATTGAATTATCCTATTCAAGGCTCTAGTGCTGACATCACTAAACTTGCAGGTATTTATTTCTTTAGGTATCTAATAGAAAAAGGTTTAGTATTCAAAGTCCTTATGCCTAATGTAGTACATGACGAATGGATTGTAGAATCTCCCAAAGAACTTGCAGAAGAAATGAAAAACAAACTACAAGAATGCATGGAAGATGCAGGTAAAGTATTTTGTAAAGTTGTTAAACTAAAAGCTGACCCAATGGTGACAACACATTGGCAGCACTAAACTAAATTAACTATGGCAGTATCTATAAAACTAAACACGATGTCTTATCGTGAAAGAATTCGCGAATTACGTCAAGAAATTAGATTATTCGAAGAATTAGAAACTTTAGAAGCATATTTTAAGCCATTGCGCAATGTAAATAATATGTATATGTTAGAATTACGTAGAATCTACGCGCAAAAACTATACGACAAAGGCTTAACTTATTCAGAAATAGGTAGAACTTTTGGAATGACATATAATGTAGCAAAACGTGCTATGTTGAATCCTTCTAACCCTGCTACATTTAGAGCTATTAAAGATCTACATGCTAAATGGTTAAAAGATAATGTCTATCCTGTGACCTATGATGGTAGAGTTTATGATTCTGTAACTACAAACACAACGCCTTACATTAGGCCGTTTACTTTAAAACCTGTTAAAAAATATGCAAAAGAGAACGTTAGTGCAATCTACGGCTACGGAGTCAATCATTGCTAATAAATTTAAAGGCATAATTGAAGTAGCACCGCGTGTAGGCAAGAGTAAAATAGTAATCGATGCTCTAAACACAGTAGAAGCTAACCTGAAAGTACTTATTACTGCACCAAGAAAAGAAATATTCGAGAGTTGGAAGAAAGAGTTTGAAATTTGGGGATTAAGAGAGAATATTTCTGTTGATTTCTTGTGGAGTAATAGTCTGAAGAAGAACAAAACTGCATATAATCTGATTATATGTGATGAGGTTCATGCTTACAATCTAAATGTCCTTAGTTTGCTTACACTAGAGCAAGCTAAGGGCACTAGGATACTGAGCATTACAGGTACTTTAGATGGCAATACTCAGTATTTGTTAGAGACTATGTTGAAGCAAGAAGTGTTGTATACCTACACTGTTGCCGAAGCTATCGAAGATCAAATTGTAGCTGATTATGAAATCATATGTGTAGGCTGTAATTTAGATAGCACACTGAGCTATGTACAAGCAGGTAATGCTGAGAAACCATTTACACAGACAGAGTTAGCAGCTTATACTTATTGGAATGATGCATATCAAAAAGCAAAAGCAAGACAGCAGTGGAGCTCTTTAAGATTCCTAATGTCTAAACGTTTGGATGTAATCTACAATTCTAAGACTAAACTTGAGGCAACTAAGAAAATCTTATCTTTGCAAGACAGAGCAATTTCTTTTTCTGGGCGCCAAGAAATAGCCGATCAATTAGGAGATGAATCTTTCCACAGTAAAGCTGATAAAACTGCATTAGATCGCTTTAAAGCAGGCAAAATTAACAAACTGAGCGTAGTTTCTATGGTCTCAATGGGTGTTACTATTACCGATCTTAAAGTAGCAGTGTTTAATCAACTTAAAAGTGAAGAAAATCTTGCTATTCAACAAGCTATGAGGGTAATGAATATGGAAGGAGGCAAGAAAGCCACCATCTATATTGTGTACTTAAAAGGCACACAGGATGAAGTATGGATGCTATCTGCATTACAAGGATTTGATCCTAATAAAATCAAAAAAATAGACTTAAAAGACTTACCAGATGGAAATAGTACTAAACCTAAAAGAGTTAACAAGAAAAAGTCTGTGTCCTGATGAGTATGTACTGTTGTATTTGATGTATCACAAAGATTTTGATACGATTCTGACTTTATACGGAGCAAAACATGCTCTAAAATTAAGGGAAGAATTAAAGAATTCTGGGTATATACTAGACGCTTCTGGAAAATTTACAGAAACTAAGCTTAGCAATAAGCATGTAGAGAAACTCTTGCACATAAGAACAGACAAAGTAAATTTTTGGGAGTTTTATAACTGCTACCCTGTCAAGGTTGGATCTCGCATTCTTCGTAGTGCGGGGCCAACCTCTCAGGTAGCATTAAAACACGAGAAAAAATACTTGGCTCGTATTAAAACACAGGAGCAACATCAGCATGCAGTTGCTAGCATAGAAGCCTATGTGGCTAAAGTAATCCAAACAGGCAAACAGCAATATCTGCCTAACATGGAAACTGTAATGAATAATTCATTATGGGAACAATGGGGAGAGTTTATACAGCCGTTTGGAGCTGAAGGACAAGATTGGAATTCTCAAGTAATTTAATAAATATGAATATAACAATAGACTTAGAAGAGGCAATCCTTACATTGGCTAAAGAAAAAGCTCTTTATAATTTTACAGATAACTCAGTAAGTTATGAAGAAGCTTTGCTAACAGACATAGGCCCGCAATTAGTAGAAGCAGTTATAATGTACAGCAGATACTACAGGCGAATATTAACGTCCTTAAAAAAATAATCAAATGGCTAAAATCAAATATTGGGATAGGCTAAAAGAAAGTATTGAACGTGGTAAACACGGTCTCAATACAGGCATACCTTTCCAAGGCTTTACTACTTTAAGTAATCAGATAAAGAATATTCAACAAGGTCGTTATGATTTAATTTTTGCAGGTACCAGCGTCGGTAAAACAGCGTTTGTAAATTCTACTTATGTGTATGGTGCTATAGAGTTTCTACAAAATAATCCTGGCTATATCCATGATATCGAGATTATTTACTATTCTCTAGAGATTCCACCTGAGCATCAGATTGCTAAGCATATTGCTAGTTTGATATGGAGAAACCACGGTGTACTAACATCAGTAGACGAGATACTTTCTAGAGGTAATTTGCTTATCCGTCCTGAAGTCGAAGCATTGATAGATTTATATCAATCACAGATGGAAGAGATACAGGATAAATATCTGCACTTTAGAAGCTCGTTGAATCCTGATTTCTTGTACAAAGACTTAATTACTTATGCTGAGAGTCGTGGGCAAGTAGTAAAGAGTCCTGAAGGTTTGATAGTTGATTATGTGCCTAACAATCCAGGCTTAATTACTCTAGTAGTAATAGACCATATTGGTCTTATAGGCTATAACAACTACAAAGACCTCAAGGAAGCTATCGACAAAGCATCTAGAACTTTAGTGTTCTTTAGAAACATGTTTAACTTCAGCCCTGTAGTAATCTCGCAGATTAACCGTAGCTCCGAGCAAATGGATCGTAGAGAAAATGATAGTTGGATGCCTATGCTCAGTGATATCAAAAACACTGGTAACGTAGCAGAAGACTGTAATACTGCTATCGGCATTGCTAGTCCGTTTTACTACGGCGTAGATAAGTGTCTGGGCTATGACATTACTAAGTTTAAGAATCGCTACAGACTTGCTAAAATCTGCAAGAATCGTGACGGCGACGTAAATCTCTTGGCTAGCTTCCTGTTTATAGGCGAGTTTGGCGGTTATTATCAACTACCAAAAGCTGAAGATATGATGGGTAAGCCAGAAGAACTACGTAAAATCGACGATTATTATCGCTCACTAAACTCCTAATTATGATAGTAGAAAAATATGAGTGGGTTAAGAAACAACTCACAGATTTCCCTGCGCTAAGAGATAGTAACGAGCGGCTGTATTATCGATACTTACTAGCAATGGGTTATGATGTAGACACTAAGACTGCTAAGGAATTCTTAAAAGATATGGAAGCTAGAAGCATACCGTATCTAGATTCTGTAAGCAGAGCTAGTCGTAAAGTACAAGAAGAGCATCCACACTTACGTGGAGAGTTGTACAACAAACGTAAAGTAAAACAAGAGCAAGTAAAAGAAGAAATCCAAAGTATGTAATATGCAGTTAACTTTTAAAGACTGGGGTAAGCCCCATGGAATCGCAGGAAGTATTAAATCAAACGATCCTAAAAAATCTAAAGAAGAAGCAGAAAGAATTCTATTTTATCAAGAAGAATTAACTCCACAAGGAGGAAGATTCGAGCTTTTTAGAGAACCACAGCACACAGATGAAGATGTCAATAGAGCCAAAAGTTGGCTAAGACATAACCTTGATGTAGTAAGCATTAAAGTGGTCAAAGCTCTTGTATAATCTAGATTTTTTGCGTATCTTTATTAAGTAATCTAATCAAAAATTTATTTATGGCACAACTAGTGTTCCTGGTGGGAAAATCAGGTATGGGGAAGTCGACTTCTCTAAGAAATCTTAATCCCGATGAGACTGTAATCATTAATACAGACCAAAAAGCCTTGCCGTTTAAGAATTTCTCTGCTAAGTATAGCGAAGAGAAAAGAAACTACCGCAAGACTTCAGACATTAACATCGTTATCAGCACTCTACAAAAGGTAAATACTCTACCTAATGTAAAGACTGTAGTAATTGACACATGGTCAAGAATTATGACTGATACAGTAATGTCACAAAGTTTCCGTGCAGAGAAAGGTTTCGACAAATGGTCGAAAATGGCTGCGGCTCAGTATGATCTAATCAACACTGTGAATGATGTGATGAGAGATGATATCATTGTATATCTAATCGCTCACCCAGAAACTCACTATGATGATTCAGGATTCTCTTCTGAGCGTATTGGTGTACAAGGCAAAATGCTAGAGCGTTTTGTTCCTGAGTCATTTAGTACTATCGTACTTTACTCAGAGATTGTTAAAACACCTGGACAACCAAATCGACATGTGTTCCGCACAGTGTCGTCAGGTAATGATACCTGTAAAACTCCGCTAGAAATGTTCGAAGAAGACCTCATCGACAATGATCTAGTAGATGTAAACAACACAATTCGTGAATATTATTCAATTTAATCTTTAACCCTTAATAACTTAAAAAATGGAGAATTTAATTTGGGACGGCGTTCCCGCACAACGCACAAGAAAATCAGAGAAGTATGATTTCGCAGTAGTAACTATGTCAGCAATCGATAAGCCAGGTGCTGGTCGTAAGTTTACTTTCAACAAAGCCGCACAAAGTGTATTAGGAATCAACGGAGAAGACCGTGTTTCTTTTGGCTTTAGTACTGATCGTACAATTATTGCTGTTCGTAAAGCAGCAGGTGATGCAGGTTTGAAACTTACTAAAACTTGCACTCTTAGCGACAAGCGTACTTATGATTTCATTGCTAAAATCTTGAATCTTGATATTACTCAAGAAACTGATTTAGAAATTGTAGCATCTAACGGTTTGCTTACTTTGAATCGTCTTACAGCAACAGAAGCAATTGCTCCTGAAGTAGAAGAAGAAGAGACTTATATCTCTGCTCCTGCAGTAGAACCAGTAGTAGAAGAGGAAGAAGCTGAAGAAAGCTTTGAACTTGCAGGTGAAGTAGAAGAGGAAGAAGAAGAGCCGTTTGAAGTACGTGCTTCTGAGTCTGAAGAATCAACTGAAGACGTTTGGTAATCCACAACTAACTAATTTTTAATTTTTTTACCCTTAATTTTTAACAACAATGATTAATTTAAATGACACGTCGTTTGACGCAAAAGAAGGTTCAGTAATTTTTAACAACGGTAACGCAGGTGTAGCAGAGAATGTAGCTATGTCCGTAGTAAAACGTAAACCAGAAGACAAGGAGAACTCTCCTGAGTACAAGCTTGTGTTTACTGATGAAAATGGCGGTGCTTGTAATAGTTCTTTCTGGTATGTAGAGAAAGCAACTGCATATGCTAGCGTAGAGGATCAAATCAAGAAACAAGGTACCGTGTTGAAACACGTTATCCATTCTATCTATGGTGGTACTTATCAATTACCTTCTTTCAACTCTGCTAAAGAGATGTTGGATGGCTGTATGAAAATCATCCGTGATGGTCTTGCTAGTGCAGGTAAATTCCGTGTGTTTGCTAACTACGGTTCCACACAGTCTGTGAAGAATTATATCCAACCACGTTCTTGGGTTCCATTTGTAGAGAACATGAGTGTTCCTGCAGCTGAAACTCGTTTGAAAGCTGGTAACATCGATGCTATGCAACGTCTTGAGCGTGATAGTGTAACTGTTAATGTGAGGATAATATACCATCTTTTGCACTGTATTTTCATAAAATCAATAGAGATATCTTAATGTTTAAAGATTTTGCTACTAATGACACAGGCGATGTGGTTGTATTAGTAATGAAGATGTTTGGCTTAGGATATAAAGATGCTGTCCACAAGATAGCATTTGATATGAAGCTTAGTGCTTTTAATGTAGATTCGACAAAGCAAGTATTCTCAGGCATTACTAGATTGGTAGAAAAAACAAGGGTAGACTTAGGTATTAAAACTAGACCATGGATGGTTAAAGACCGCAACTATTGGTCCCAGTTTGGTATACACAAAGTCACTCTTGAGAAATTTAACGTGTTCCCTATTACCCATATTTTCTACAACGACACTGCTGTTAGAGCAAGTGATTTAGCGTATGCTTACGTAGAAACTAAAGATGGCAGGACAAGTTATAAAATCTATCAACCTTTAGAAATTAGAGTCAAGAAATGGATTAATAATGCTGACTACAGCGTTCACCAAGGTTATACACAGCTTGCTAAACATGGCGAGTTACTTGTTATTACTAAGTCTCTTAAAGATGTAATGAGTCTTCATGATTGTCCAGGCGTATCTGCGATAGGTTTACAGTCTGAATCTGTTACAATGAAGGACTCGGTAATGGAAGAGTATAAATCTAGGTTTAAGAAAGTAGTGTGCATCTTTGATAATGATGCTGCTGGTATTAAACTTTCAGAAAGTTTTACTAAAAAGTATCATATACCGCATTATTTTATGCCAAAGATTGACGGCGTAAAGGATTTTAGTGATCTAGTAAAAGCCAAAGGAAAGGATTTCGCAATAGAATATTTCAACAACTTAAAAATATAGCTATGACTAAAGCAGAATCGCTTAGTAAAGTTAGTAAAGAATTGATGTTGAAGGAGCCGTTTTACGGCTTTTTCCTTTTAATGCTCAACAAAGTATGGGATGCTAAGCGTGTACCTACAGCATGTGTGAGTAAAAACAACATCAATTATCAGCTTACTATTAATCCTGAGTTTTGGGAAAGTCTTGTAGACAAACACCAAATGGGATTACTTAAACACGAACTCTTGCATATTGCGTTTAACCATCTTACTAATACGTTTCCGTTTAGTGATAAGAAGCTGGCTAATATTGCATTTGACTTAGAGATTAATCAATTTATTGACCCAGAATGGCTTCCTGAAGGAGGTTTAACATTAAATACTTATCCAGAGTTAAATTTAGAAGCTAAACAGGGTAGTAGATATTATTATTCTAAGTTGCTTGCAGCAAAACAAGAGAAAGATAAAAAAGGCACATCAGGTTGTCCCAATTTTGACAAACATTGTGACCAAATGGATCAGGGTGAAGATCTTGCAAACCATGGCACTTGGGAAGAATTTGAAGATTTACCAGAAGCAGAGAGAAAGCTCATTGAGAAGCAAGTACAACGTATACTCGGCGAGGTAAAAGAGCAAACAGAAAAGCGTCAGGGAAATGTTCCTGGTGAGATGGTAGGCAAGATTCTTATCGAGGTAATTGAGAAAGCCAAATTTAATTGGCGTGAGTATGTCCGTAGATTTGCTGGTAACAGTACTAAAATCTATACTAAAAAAGTACGACGCAAAGAAAACAGAAGGTTTTCTGATAATCCTGGCCTAAAGATCAAAATGCGTCAACACATGTTGTTGGCTATTGATACATCAGGATCCGTAAGTGACGCAGAGCTAAAAGAATTTATGAATGAGATATTTCATATTTACAAGCAAGGCGTAGATGTCACTATCGTACAATGTGATACGGAAATTAAAAGCATTAAACCTTATAAAGGTGCTTTAGATTTAGAAGTAGGGGGAAGAGGAGGAACAAGTTTCGATCCTGTATTAGAATACTTCAATGAGAATCTCAAGAAATATACTAGTCTAGTATATTTTACCGACGGCGAATGTGATACCAACATGAAGCCGCGTGGACCCATTTTATGGGTGTTATCAGAAAGGTCATATGATAATAAAAGCCTTCCTGGAAAAGTAATCAAGTTAGAACTTTAAAAATTAACACATGAATCAAGTAAAATTAAACGTTGAAGAGTTAAAAGGCTTTATTAAGCATATGATTGTAAACAATCAAACTATACAGGCACAAGGTAAAGTACCTGTTGCAATCAACATCGAAGGCGATGCGGGCCTTGGCAAGACTTCTGCTATCATGCAGTTAGGTCAAGAATTAGGTAAGCAAGTAGTAAAACTAAACTTAGCACAGCTAGAAGAGCTAGGTGACTTAGTTGGTTTTCCTGTTAAAGAATATCAAGTAAAGAATGCAGAAGGTAAAACTTTATGGATTACTGAACAAGAGATTGAAATAGCTAACCAAAAAGGCTACCGTGTTGTAGATAAGCGCATGTCTCATGCTGCTCCTGAATGGATTCAAGGCAAAGGCGAAGGCGGTATCTTAATTCTAGACGACTACACTCGTGCTGATCAACGTTTTACCCAAGCAACTATGGAGTTGCTAGACCGCCAAGAGTATGTGTCTTGGAAGCTTCCTAAAGATTGGCATATTGTCCTAACTACAAATCCTGACAACGGTGACTATAATGTTACTAGTCTTGACGTAGCGCAAAAGACTCGTTTCATTTCTGTAGAGCTTAAATTTGATGTAGACGTATGGGCTAAGTGGGCAGAGACTGCAGGTATTGACGGTCGTTGTATTAACTTCTTGTTGATGCACCCTGAAAGTATTACGCAGAGAATTAATCCTCGTTCTGTGACTACATTCTTTAATGCTATTACATCTATTGAAGACTTTGATAGTAATCTGCCTTTGATCCAAATGATTGGTGAGGGCTCGGTAGGACCAGAGTTTGCTGGTTTGTTTACTATGTTTATCAATAATAAACTAGATAGAATTATTAGTCCTAAAGATATCTTAGAGAAAGATGCTCAGTATGTATTAAACACTCTTACGCATGTTATTGGAAAAGATGAGGACTACCGTGCTGATATTGCTAGTGTATTAGCCACTCGTCTAGTAAACTATTCATTGAACTTCAGCACTAAGCATTCTATTCCACAAGAAATGGTAGACAGATTGGTAGTATTAAGCACAGAGTCTAATGTATTTACTGAAGATCTAAAGTATCGACTAGTTAAAGATATCATCAACGGCAACAAAGTGAAGTTTGCTAAATTAATTATGAACCAAGAAGTCATGAAAATGGCTATAAACTAAGAATCATGAGCAATAAAATATTTTACAAGTCCTTGTATATTACCAGTTTAGAGACGGATTATAAAGGCGACATTTTATCTTTAGATGTTGAGACTGTTGGAGTAATACATGAGAATGATGTCAAGGCTATTCCTTATACTACTTATACACAAACACCGTATGAGAAATATTTCTTGATGCCTGGCACTGTAGTGCCTAGGGTAAAACTACAAAACTTATCTGTAGATGCAGGAATTAAAATAGTACGTTCTCCTGAAGATGCTGATAAAGTATTCGTTGGCAAAAACAGTTTTAGTAAAATGTCCAAATCTGGACATGTGTATGCTATTGAAAAATCTTTAATTGAGGCATATATCAATTCTGAAGCTTTAACTACAGATGAATACATCATTGATAGATTGAGGATAGCATTACTTAATGTTGAGCATACTTATATTGCTATGGATTACAGTGCTAGAAATTTTTTCATAGGCAATGTACCTAATAAGCAACAAGTAATGCTGCGAAATATTTATGAGAAATCTCCTAATAAATTAGGATCTAACAATTTTAGTTATGAGCATTATATTATTGAAGGCAGTTATTGTCAGATGTTAGATAAGGCTTTAAATAGCTCTAATTTGCAGATCTGCAACGAACAGGATTTATTAGAAAATCTTAATGGTGATGATGCATTGATTATTTCACAAGGTGAGTTTAATCAGTTATCTGAGATGTTCAAGAGTTCTGACAGAGATAATCACGTACTTGCTATGGAGATTATGGCGAATTCTAACTATTCTCAAAGTATTTTTTACTTACTAAGATTGTTTAAAGATTTTCATAATCATATAGCTAGTCAAAAATCTAGAAACCATGTTAATTTTAAGAGCCTGCTCAGCTATTTATCTATGGGTAATGCAACCTATAATTGGGATGTAACAATTAATAAAATGTTTGAGATTATCAAAAACAAAGGTTTGTTAACTATACAAATGATTGAAGAAGCTTTTGTTGCATATGAATACGAGGTAAAAGGTTATTCTATCCATGAGAATTCTGTGATTCAAATTAAATCTTTTACTCTACATCCTGATTATGCAGCGTTTCTTAACACAAATTATGTAAACACTGTACAAGAGGATTTTATCCCTGTAGAAACAGTAGAGGTTCCTGAAGAGCCTCAAGTATTAGCCGACGTAGTACCTGATAAAACAGAGTCTATCAGTTGGAATTAAAAGAGAGATATGGTAAGCGCGATTAAATTAGAATTTCCAGAGTTTATTACACATATTCCTCAAAACAAGAAACTATGGGTCAAGATTGGTTATAATAAAATTCATGCAAGCGCACATTTTGCTACGCGGGCGGCTCTAGTGGCCGCCATGCATGGATATATTGAAAAACATATTCCACCAAATCTTACTATTCAAGGTCCTGTAGAGACTAAATTGATTGTATATGCACCAATAAACTTCGGCAGTGTAAAAATGACTCTTAGCAGACAGACAGGTAGACGGCAGATTAATTGGAAACCTGCTTTGCCTAGCTATAAACCAAATTGGGATATCGGAAATCTGGCCCTAGTATGGCTAAAATCATTAGATGATGTGTTGATCAAAAAGGGGATACTACCCGACGATACTATTGAGTACATACAACGCACAAGTTATGAGTTTAGACCTGTAAAAGATTTCAAAGACAGAAAATTAGTATACGAACTAAAAACAATTAAACGATGAGCGTGGATTATAGAGACATTCCCGCATTAAATCAAAGTTCCTTAAAGAAAATATTGACTCATCCTCAAGACTACCTCAATGCGATTAAACGCAATGAGGAGTCTAAAGAGGACCATTTTATCTTTGGTACACTAGTAGATTTAATGTTGACAGGGACAAAAGAAGAATTTGATAGCAAATTTTATGTTATCAAACAAGAAGTAAGTATCTCAGATGCTGTAAAAGTCATTGTAGATGGTATTGTAGAAGAGATACGCAACCTTGGCGTAGATTTATCTTTGTGGACCAATGAACGTGATGTAATCTTAAAGCATGTGAAGTATCAAAACTACCAAGGTAACTGGAAAGATGATACTAGAATCGATGCTATTATCAAAGCTGCTCAAGGATACGTGACGTTATTGGAAACTGTAGGCAACCGCACAATGGTTACCGACCTTACGTATTCTAAAGCAGTAAATGCCGTAGCAGGATTACGATCTGATAAGTTTACTCAAGAGTTTTCTATGCCTGCAAAGAAATATCCTGAGCATATCCAAGTAATTGATAAATTTATTGTGAGCTTTAAGCATAGGGAGTTTAATATCAAAGGTGAATTAGATAGAGTTATCATTAATCACCAGACTCAAAAGATTAAACCCCTCGATTTTAAGACTACAAGTAAGCCGCTTATGAATTTTATGAGTGAATTTTGGAAACTACGGTATGATTTTCAGGCAGCAACTTACTCTGTGGGACTAGTATCCCATCCAGAGATCAAAGAGCTGCTTGACAAAGGTTATACTATGGAGCCGTTCCGATTTATAGTAGCTCACTCTGAGTCTATTACTGCTCCTATGGTATTTACAGTGCCGATGAAAGTAATAACTATAGGTACCTATGGTGGCGAAACTTCAGTAAGATATTATGAGGGTCTTGAACAAGCTTTGCAACGTTACGAATTTGCTACAACTAACAATCTTTGGGACTATCCTAAAGAGTATTACGAAAAAGGATCGATTGATATAGAGCTATGACGACAATGAAATTCACAAAAACCGCAACTTTTCTCTTTCCACTAACGACCATTCCTAAAAGTCTGTTCGAGTGTAACATCAAAGATGTATTTGGGAGAACTAAGTTTACTACAAGATTTGTTAATGCCTTCTCTTCTAGTACTTGTATTAACAAGTATCAAGAAGAACCAGGCTTAATATTTATTGTAACTAAACAATATCAAGATGTGGGTTTTGAGGCTTTCTATACAACGATAACTTCTTTTCCTAACTATGTGGACGATTACGATGATTCAGGATACCTAGTGTTTATTTTTAGGATTCCTGAAGAAAATCAAAAAGATTATGAGTTAATATTAAACGGGAAATATTCACAAATTTCGCAGCAAGCTAAAAAATTAATCCTTGGAAATAACTTTTTTACAGGAAAAGCCTTTACTTTGCCATTAATCTTAAACAAATCTGAAGCATTAAAAACAAGTTGGGAAGATCGGCTTAGTCTTCCGTGGTCTCCTGCAGTTTTAGGAGACCAAGAAGTCTGGCCAATAATTGACTCAGTAGAAGAAGTCTTGACGCCCGATGTGATGAAAAACATCGCAGTGACATCAAAACTAACACCATCGGGGGAGTTCTAAGCTCCCCCTATATGGGCTTCTACAATCTTTTATAAAGATGATTGAGAGGGGGGATTTAAGTTAAACAAAGGGTTTTAAATTAAATCAGGGAGCCCCCCTCTCTTTTTTATGTATAGAAAATCACTTTTTCTATACACAAGACGAGACTTATGTATAAAAAATGGCTAAAATGCCTATAAACCTATAATTATGAAGAATACAGTAGAACTATTAGGTTGGTATGGGTCTGACAATGTTCACGCCCAATCAGCTTGGACCTCAACATCAAGAGACTTAACTGAAGATAAGGTAGAAAGAATACCAAAACTGCTAGAGATGTTGGCCTCAGAAGGTCATCATACTCCATTTGAGAAGTCCTCACTGCATTTCTTGGTTACAGTGGACCAAGCTACTCACATACATCTTTTAAAGCATAGAATAGGCGTTTCTATCAATGGTGAGTCAGCACGCTACAAAGAGCTGAAAGAGGATAAGTTTTATATTCCTGAAGATTGGGATATTGAATGGAAACATTCATTAGAAGAGTTTACAGTTATGTCAAATAAACTGTATCATAGAGCTTTAGATATAATGACTCCTATGTTAGGACGTAAGAGAGCTAAAGAGTCTGCAAGATTCTTCAAGACATTCAACTCACAGATTACTATGGATGTAATGTTTAATTGGCGTAGCTTTTATCATTTTCAACAGCTACGCAATAGTGAGCATGCACAAGTTGAAGTACGTGAGTTAGCCCAACAGATGCTTGACCTTGTCAAGAATATTGAAGGCAATCCTTTTAAAAAAACTATTAAAGCATTTAAACTATGAAAAATCAAGAAGAACGTAGAGAAGAAGTTGCTGCTTATGCTACTATGGCAATTGTAGCTGCAGTAGCAATTGTGCTAATATTTGCTCTTATTTTTAAACTGTAATGCAAAGAGATAAAGCCTATTGGGTAGATAAACTAGGCGAAGACTGGACAATAGCTTTGAGAGATATCTTAAAGAGTCCTTACATGGAAAGGTTACTAAACTTTTTAGCGATGGAAGGTGCTTTTAAAAGCATATATCCTAGCAGTAAAGACGTGTTTAAGTATTTTAAAGAAGTTAGCCTTGCAGATGTAAGGTTAATAATCAGTTACACGGAGCCAGGCATAGATTCAAGTATCTTTCCTATGGATCGCAGTGATCAGTATATAGACTCTTATCATCATGCTAATTACATGAAGATTTCTGAATGTGTAAGCCGCGAGTATCCCGACAACGGAGTGTTTAATTTTGATCATTTTCCTGAAGAGTGGATAAGCCAAGGAGTATTATTGCTTCCAAGAGCACTTACTGTTCCTACACAACAAGCTGGTGCACACCTGGTGCAGTGGCGTAGATTCTACGAGGCAGTTTTACAAGCAGTAGTTAGGGAAAAGCCAGGAGTAATTTGGTTTATGTGGGGAGACGAAGCTAAGCAGTATGCTGATATTCTATAGATGGTATTTATGACGATTTTATTGCAGGTATGATTCAAGTAGATTTATATCAAAAGCATGCTATTAACAAGTCAATATTAGAGCACTTAGTAACTAATTATTATATTAAAGGTTCTAGTGCATTTGCAGCAGCTTATACTAAATTTACTATAGGAATCTTAGGACATAAAGATTCTGCTTATTTTACAGAAGAAGAAATGTTAAAGCCCAAAGAATACACTTGGGAAAGTTTATCAAAAAAAGAAAGATTATTTTATGAAAAATACACAAGAAAACTCGAAAGAGAGCGGTACTACGCTAGGTTTGGTAGCAATGATTAAAGATTGGAGTACTGTATTTGGTGCGCCAATAAAAGAAACAGAAGGATTTCCTGATGTAGATCGTATGAGATTAGCAATGGATCTTATAGACGAAGAGTTTATGGAGACTGTTATGGCTATCGATCAGAAAAACTTTGCTGAGGTTAAAGATGGCTTAGGTGATTTGTTGTGGGTAGTAGTACGAGCTATGATGGAATTCGGCGTAGATCCAGAAACTACTATCAGAGAAATCTATCGATCTAATATGTCGAAAGCAGATTATACTGAAGAAGATGCGTTAAAGACAAGAGATAAATATAAAGAGCAGGGTATTGATACCTACATGCGTATTCGCAAAGATATTTATATAACTTATAACGCAGCCACTGGTAAGATACTAAAAAGTCATAACTTTATAGCTCCAAAGCTTTAATAATGTATAAAGTAATACCCATTAAACGGCACCACTGCACTAAATTTGCAATAGCAAAAAGGCTACGGTTCGGGCTATGGGTATTTATACTTAATCATGAAAACATTGTTTTTACTTTGAGTACTGCTAAAGCGGCGCAAGCTTACATTAATCAAGTTAGCAAATTATAATTTTATGAAGATTGGACAAGAAGTTGTCTGCGTAGACGACAGTATTAAAACTGGCGAACTTTTTAGTGTTGGTAAACACTATCAGAATTGGATACAAAAAGGAGTAAAATATACTGTAAGAGCTATACTAGACAATGAAGACATTGTAACTGGTATACTGTTAGAGGAAGTAGTAAACAATCCTATTTATATCAAACTAATTGATAAAATACAAGAGCCTGCGTTTAGACCCGATAGGTTCAGAGAATTACAAGAACCCGATAAATTAGCAGTAGAATGTACAGAAGAAGAATTTTTAAG